ACCCCTCACACTGCAAGGTGAGCGTCCCGGCCGCGTAGTCAACGTCCGCGTCCCAGTACAGGCCCGACCACACGAACCGGCCGTTGCGTTCGACGTAGACGGCCGTGGCCGCGCCCGGGATGAGCGACTGCGGGTTGACTCGCGACACCCCGGGTTCAAGCGCAACGACGATGCTGGCCGAGCCGGGAGCGTTGCGGGTGGTCGTGTAGCTCACCGACTCGGCGGGAAGTTCGCCATGCACGTAACCGCTCAGGACATCCTGAAACAGAACGCGATAGGACGCGCTCACAGAACCCCCTTACCGGCCGAGGTATTCGAGTACGACGAACGCGGTGTATGTGACGGTGGACGACCCCGTTTGCGGGGTCCAGCCGAAATAGAGCTTGAACGGAAGGGCGGCCTGCGCCGTGTTCACAGTGCCGGTCCAGGCGATGTTTTGGTGGAGCTGACCACCGCCACTCATGCCACCGCCGCGCCAACCGGTGTTGGTGATGTCGGCCGTACCAAATGGACCGTCAATGCACTCAAGACGAACACTTGAGAGACCCACGTTGAGACAGTCGGAGTACGCCATCACGCCGATATGCCACCGGCCGGGACGATTCAACTTGAACGTCTGGCCGCTCACGGTCGCGATGCCGCCGTCATGCCCGGTCACCATGCCCGTGGAACTCATCACCGCCGTACCGGCACCGGCCGAACTTCCGGTAGAGACGAAGTGGTGGTGCGCCCGGTCGGTGTCCGCGACCGGCAGCCATCCCTTCGCCGCTCCCGTGTAGCACCAGACCGTGTGGGGCGCAGTGGTCAGCGACATCTGACCGGCAACCGGCGCGTCAAACGCGGTGTTTCTCGCTGTCTCGGTGGGGAATGTGGGGACACCGACCGGTGCCCACCTGGTCCCCGACCACAACCACACGTTGCCGTTGACGACGTCCAGCCACAGCGTTCCGGCCCGCACACCCGAGGGGCGAACGGCGGACACGATCGCGGTTCCCGCGTGGATGACCTGACCGTTGGTCTGTCGCTTGTCGGTGAGCGTGGGCAGCGTGGAAGCCGCCTCGGGCGGAACTGCGATCTCGTGAATGAGTAGCGACCCGGGAACCGAGGGGGCCACGGGCGAGGTTGCCGGGGTGCCGGTCCGTACCTCCAATACCCAGGTCCCGGGGTTGGCGCCCGCAGGGGGAACGACGTAGGCCACCAGGGCATCACGGCGGGCTTGCGTAGCGTGCGGGGGCGCGATCGGCAGCGTGACCGACGCGGCCAGCTCTGCGAGGAACACGCCCTTGAAAGACTCGGTAGGCGCAGGCAGGGCGACCACCCCCGGGGACACGGTGACCGTGCGGTCCGCGTTAACGGTCGCGCCGAACACGGAGTCCCCGAAGAACCCGGGCTTGCCGTTGACCAGCTCGGACAGAACGCGGCGGACCGGGTCCGCGTTGAATTCGGTGTTGTCGACAAACAGCGGTGGAAGGGTCATCGTCTGGACGGCCACGGGCCACCTCCTGAAGGGTCAGACCCAAGCCGCGCGCCACTGCGCGATCAGCTCGGGTTCCGGCGCAGCCCCGGGAAGCCGGGTACCGCGTAGGCCGAACTCGGACACCCCGGGTGGGGCTGTGAGCCACGTGTTGGCGCGGCCGGGTGTGAGGAACCGCGGTGCGACGCCATCCATGAGGACGTCACCGTTCGCGGTGTTGATGTCGAGCCACTGCCCCGACAGCAGCGTGTAGGCGATGGCGAGTTGCGCGCCGGTCGCGAGATCGACGATGCGCGGGTTGACGATCGGGCCACGCAAGGTGAACCGCATCGGGACGGGCGTGTTGCCGTCGTTGGTGACCCGGATGACCTCGGCCACCTCGGACTGACCGAACCTCGCGGGAAAGCGCAGTGGGAACCGGATGCCTGCGCCAGGCGTAGCCGAGCTGGTTGGCAACGTCGCCCGACCCGTACCGGTGGTCGTCGCGTAGACGAACGGGTCCGGGCAGTACAGCTCTACCGCGACGGTCGCATACCCGTGCGCGTACTCCCACGTCACCGGAACCGAGCGCTTACGCACCTTGCCCCACACGACGCGCGGCCCGCCACCAGCGACACCCGGGAACTTGAACGAGAACGGGGCGATCCGCCCCGGAATGAACGCGTCAGCCACGGCCGCCATTGCCGCGCCGAACTCGGCGGGATCGCCTGCGTTGATCTCGATTGTGAGCGTGATCGCGCGCGCCCCGAACCAGTCGTCGCCGCTTTGTTCGCCGTGGCGACGCAACGATGTCCTGTCATTGGCGCGGATCGCGGGCGCGTCCAACAGTCCGGCAATCTCGGTGAACGTGAACGGGGAATCCGAGGACCCGATGGTGAGTCCTCGGTATTCCGCCGTCCAGTCCACGGAGAGAGTGACCGGCATCGCCGTGGTATCGACCGACACCGGTCATCACCTCCCAGTGGTGCGAACCGCCCAAGCCACTTCCGCGCCGATTGCGTGCGGGTCGGCATTGGTATTCGCGTAGACGTTCACCGTGGTATTTCCCGGACCCGGTGAGTCGGGGCCGCCGAGGCGCGCGGTACCGCTTCCGGTTCCGCCCTGTGCGCCGTAGGTGTGTCCGGTACCGCTGCCGATCAGGGCTGATACCGCAGGCTTGCCGAGGTCAGCCCCGGCCATCTCGCCCGCCATCGCGGACGCGAGACCACCCACGGCCGACAGCGCGACACCTGCGTTGTCCTCGATACCGACCGCGAGACCGGGAGGCAGCCAACGGCCGATCTCCGCGAACACCCGCGAGGGAGAATGGATACCGAGAACGTCCTTGACCCAGTCTGGTATCAGGGAACCGAAGAACGAAAGGATCTTGTCCTTGAGCCAACCGGCCGCATTCTGGATACCGCGCCACAGACCCGATAGCAGATCCTTTCCAGCGTTCAGCAAGAGCGAACCGAAGTCGCCGATCCCGCTTAGGACGCGACCCGGTAAGCCGGTCAGCCAAGAGACCAGTTCACCGAGTTTGGACACGGCCCCGTCGTAGACACCCCGGAACCACGCACCGACACGGCCGGGCAACTGGCCGAGCCACGACACGGCGTCTATGACCCAATTGACAGCGGCGCGGACCGCGCCAACGATCGTGTCCCAGTGCTTGATGATCAAGCCGGGCAGTGTCCAATTCAGGAACAGATTCCAGATCCATTCGGCCGCGCCCTTGACCGCGCCGACGACCCAATCCCACGCCTGCCGGGTCCACGCGACGACGGTGTCCCAGTTGGCCACGATCAGCGCCACCAGGCCCACGACGGCCGCGATGATCCAGCCGACCGGCCCCATCGCCATGACCCACGCTGCGGCCATCTGCGCGCCCCGGATGAGGGACTGCGTACCCATCACGACCCATCCCGCGACCACACGGGCCGCCGTGAGCGCCATGGACCCGGCCATCACCGCGCCTTGAGCGATGAACGACGCGGCGGTGAGGGTGAGTGAGGCGACGGTGCGCGCGGCGGACATGGCCCACGCTGCGGCCGTCGTTGCTGCCGACACCGTGGCCCGTGCGCCCATGAGCACCCATGACGCGACGGTCTTACCGGCCGCGCCGACCTGTGCCAGCGCCGAGCGGGACGCGGCGAGCTGCGCCTTGAACCACGCTGCGGCCTGCTTGGCGCCCGCGATCGTCGCCGTGACTCCCGACGCGATGAGGGCAGGCAGCAGGACCGCGCCGATCAGGCCCGCCACAATGCCGATCTCAACGGCGTTGTCGCCTAGGAACTTGGCCATGGCGCCGAGGGCGGGCAGGACCACGCCCGTGACGAACGCGCCGACCGCGTCCAGCGCGGGACCGAAATTGGCCTGTAGGTAGGTCACCAGTTCGTTGATCTTGGGGATGACCTTGCCGCCGATGAAGTCCACGAAGACCGTTGACAGCATCCGGCCGAACGCGTCGATGTTCGATGAGGCGTTGTCGTGCAACGACTTGCCGAGTTGATCGGCCGCGCCACCGACACCGGTCAGTGCGTTGGTCATCGGGCGCAGCGCCGCGAGTGCGTCGATGTTGCCCAAGTCCTCGAACTGAGTACCGAACAAGCCGACTGCGGCGGTCTCCCGCTTGATCGGGTCCTTGATGGACACGATGCCGTCAAGGATCTTCTGAAACGCCATCTTGGCGCCCTCGCCACCACCGAGGATCGCCTTGGCCATGTCCTTGGCGTTGAGGCCGATCGCCTTGTACGCGTCAACCGATGTGACGGACATGTCCACGCTGCGGATGCGGAATTCCTTGAGCGCGTCCCCGGCCTTGTCGAGCTGGATCTTGCCGCCCTTGGCAGCGGTCGCGAGGACACCGAACGCCTCTTGACCGGTGAACCCGAGGGCCTGAAAGAACACCGTGTACTCATCGGCGATCTCTAGGAAGTCACCCCGGACGGCAGCGGGCACGTTCTGTAGGCCCTTGGTGATGAGGTCGAACGCTTCGTTGGCGTCCTTGGCCATGCCGGTCTTGAGCAGGATTCCCACGGACGCAATCGCGCCTTGAACGTCGACTTGGAACGCCTGCGCGAGGTCCAGGGCCTTGCCGGTCGCGGACTCAAGGGTCGGGGTGTCCAGCTTGCCGAGCGTGGACACCACGGCCTCGATCGTGCCCGTGACGTCGGTGAAGGTGTCCCCGTAGCCCTTGGCGTACAGC